AGAGCATGGCCCCGGTGAAGACCGGCAGGCTGCGGGAGACGATCACCGCGCACAAGACCGGCCCGCTCACCGCCGTCATCGGGCCGCAGGTGCCCTACGGCGCGTATCAGGAGTTTGGCACCGCCACCCGGGGCGAGTTCGGTGGCTCGGTGTACGAGATCAGGCCGAAGCGACCGGGCGGCTGGCTGCGTTTCGAGGTGGACGGCAAGGTCGTGTTCGCGAAGGTGGTGCACCACCCGGGCATCGCGCCCCGTCCCTACATGCGCCCGGCGCTGGAACGGATCATCACTCCGTTCGGCCAGTCGCTGGCCGAGCTTGGTGGAACCTTTATCGTCTACGGTCCGCACCAGCCGGAGACCAGGGATGTGAGTGCGACATGAGCGAGATTCTGTCTTTCCGTCAATCCCAACCCCGCGTCCCCAGCGCGGTCCGGCGGCGCGAACTGACCGATGTGGTGTTGAAGGTGCTGGCCCGAACCGGCAAGCCGGTCGGGGACGCGGTCAGCCCGGAAGACGGCGGCTGGATCGGCCAGCCCAACGAGGACGGGTCCAACTTCATCCCCTACGTGGTGCTGTTCCCAGGTGCGAGCACCGTCTCCTCCGGTCCGCTATGTGACACCCAGGCCGACTGGCAGTGCGTCTACAGCCTGTCCAACTTCGGGGTGAACCGGACCCAGTGCGAGTGGATGGCTGACCTGTCCCGAGAGATGTTTGTCCGGATGGAACGGGACACGATCGTTCTCGGGAGTGACCAGTATCGAGTGCTCCAGGCGCGAGAGACTGTGCTCGGACCGATACAGCGGATGGACGCGACCCAGCCAGCGTTCTTCGGCCAGGTGGATGCGGTGACGCTCTGGATCAGCAAGGAGTTGTCGAGATGACTGAACCCGAGAAGGCAGCGCCCCAGAAGGCGACGACGCGGAAGCGTGCCGCCAAGAGCGAAGACATCGAAGCCACTGCCGTGGTGACGGTGACCGAACCGATGACCAACACCGGCCTGCCCAACATCCCTGCGCCTGTGAATGCACCACCGGTCGCGTCGGTGATCGGCACTAGGGCTCCGGCTACCTGGGAGACGAAGGACTGGACCTCCAGTACCGATAAGCCCAACATCTCCACCAGTGGTCGGGTCGGGTCCATGGGGATGCAGGGCATGACCAACGCCACCCTGACCGCGACTGCCAACGTGGTCAACATCCAACGGACCATCGACGCCTGGGCACCGAAAGGCTGGCTTCCCACCCCGTAGATGACGGGACGGGACTGATGCAATGAACCGCAGAGCACTGACAGTGCGAAGGAGTTGACATGGCTCGCCTGATCCCCAACGAACGAACCTGGATAGGCTTCGCACTCTCGGTGGCCGACCTGGAAGCACCGACCGAGGCGGAGGTCCAGGCGGCGGTGGACCTCACCTGTCTGACGGTGTCGATCAACGCCAGCGCCACCGGTAACACAGTGCCGACCCCATCGTTCTGCTCGTTGTTCGAGACCTCGGTCCCGGGCACCAGCACCGCTACGTTCACCGCTGACTTCTACCGCGACGACGACCCGCCGCCTGCCGGGGACGCGGCTTGGAACGTGTTGCCCCGTGGCCAGCGCGGGTTCTTCATCATCAGCCGGTTCGGCGGCCAAGGCCCGAACGCGATGCCCAGCCCCGGTGACGATGTCGAGGTGTGGCCGGTCTACATCGTCTCTCGCGCCATGACCAACATGGCTTCCAACACCGCGATGACGTTCACCTGCACCGCCTCGGTTCCCGAGGTGCCTGCTGAGGACGCTGTCGTCGCCCCGTAACCAAACCTTGCCTTTCCGCCGTACGGGCAGATACTGCGCCCGTGGCAGACGTACGCATCCCCAAGAACACCGAGCGCTTGGCGGTCCAGAACAAGCAGCGCGAAGAAGCGAAAGCTCGGGTCACCTACGACCAACTGGTCAAGAAGCGGCACCAGGAAAAGGAGGTCTTGATCAAAATCCCCGGCGATGACGGGGAGGAGGTCGAGATGTCCATGCTGTTCCGGGCCATCGGTGCGCGTGAGTACGACCGGCTGTTGACCCGGCATCCGCCGACCACCGAGCAGAAGCTCCAGAACGCCAGCTACAACCTGGACACTTTCGGCCCGGCGCTGATCGCCCGGGTGTGCGTGGACCCGGAGATGACCGAATCCGATGTGTCTACCATCTGGAACTCCGATGACTGGAATCGCGGCGAGGTGATGAGCCTGTTCAGCGCTGCGGTGGAGGTCTGCAACAAGGGACTTGACATCCCTTTTACCGCAATCGCCTGAGGTACGACGGCCTGTTCGTGGCCGAGATGCGCTTCTGCAATAGCCATGGGATACCGCATTCGGAGTATCTGGACTGGGATGCCGAAGACCAAGCCAAGGCGATGGCCTACCAGTTCGAGGATGCGCAACGGTGCCAGATGTGCGGCACGGCCGACTGGGAGTGGGAGGAAAACAAGCGGGCCTATGAGCCGGTGATGACCACCTGCTGGGGCTGCTACTACAAGGACATAGCCCGCGAAGGGCAGAACATCGGACCAGGTGTCACGGTTTCGCTGGAGAAGCCTGGGACGATGGCGGCAGCCAAGCGAGAGGTGCTGGAACGCAGACTGGCCCAGCGGCAGCGGGCTGCACGGCGGCGGGAGGCTGAGAAGACGTGACTTCCCCGGTCACCAACGCCAACGTCGTCCTCACCGCCGATGTCAGCCAGTACCAGACCCAGATGCAGGCGGCTGGGGCCTCCACCCAGAAGCTCATCGACGGGCTGGACAAGCTCCAAAACGGCATCGACGGGGTGTTCAAGCGGGCCGGGACCCGACTCGAACTGTTCAGCGCCGGTCAGGCCGCCACCGTCACCGGCATGGTCGCCAGCCTGGCCAACCTCAACGCCGAGTTGCGTACCGTGTCGGCGACCAGTGCGCTGGCCGGTGGCACCGATGTGCCGAAGCTGGCCGCCGGGTTGCGTCAGATTTCCACCCAGATTCCGGTCTCCACCCGGGACCTGGCGTCACTGGCCGTCACCATCAACGGTCTCGGGGTGCAGGGCAACCGGAACATCCAGTCGCTGACCAGGACGTTCGCAGAACTGGGGGCTGCGACCGGTGAGGGTGCGAACCAACTCGCTTCTAGCTTGATCCAGTTGGTGCGCAGCCAAGGCGAGGCGCTGGACCCGCAAAGGATGAACCAGTACGCCTCGGCGCTGGCGAATCTGGACGCCAAGATGGGCGTCTCCGCCACCTCGGTGGCGCAGTTTGCGCAGGCGATCCAGCCGATGGCCCGGTTGCTGGGCCAGACGACCACCGAGATTCTCGGGGTGTCGGCCGCGTTCGTGAAGGCCGGTGCCGATGGCTACGTGGCCGCGAACACGTACGCCCAGATCGCCACCATGATCGTCCAGGATGTCAATACTGGGAACCCGCAACTGCGCACCTTCGCGCAGATGTTGGGCCTGACCAATCAGGCGTTCGTCGACTTGCAGCGCACCAATCCGACGCAGGTGATGAACGGAATCATCCAGGCGATCGGTCGGATGCCGCAGGGTCAGCAACTGGCCATGGTGCAGGGTCTGGGGCTGGGCGGTCCGCGCGAAGTTCAGGCGATTGTGCGGCTCTACCAGCAACAGGGTCTGCAACAGGGTGTGCAGACGGCGGCGCAGGGCGCGGCGCATCCGGAAGATTTGACGAAGGCGGCGGCGGCGTCGTTCCACGATCTGGAGAACGAGCTAAAGCGGTTCGGTCAGTCGATGCTGGCTATCACCAGTGGGCCGTTCATGCAACTAACCCACGGCTTGACCAACATCGTGGGCTGGCTCAACAGCTTGATTCAGATTTTCCAGAAGTTCATCAATCTGCCCGGTGTCCACTTCATGGTGCAGGCGTTCGGCGACATGGCGGCGGTTGCGATACCGCTGACGGCCATCGCCGGGATTCTCACGAAGATGATCCCGCTGCTGTTAAGGGTCTCTGCGCTGTGGCTGACACTGTTCAGCAGACCATCCGTCTCGCTGATGACCGGTGCCCGGGACGCACTGCAAGGCGTCAACCAGGGCCTGGCCGGGACTGGGCAGGGCGCGACCGCGATACAGCGCGGTCTGTACAACATCGGCCAGCGGATTGGTTACACCGCTGCTGAGGCCGGGATACAGCCCGGTGTGTTAGGGCGGTTGCGGGGCCGTGCGCTGTCGGCTCTCGGTGGTGCGGCTGGCTGGGGTGCGGAGACGTTCATCCAGCGTCCGATCGGGATCATGGGCGCGGAGGCGCGGGCCTACGGCATGGGTGGCACGACTGCTGCGCAGCGCGCGGTCTACGAACGCCAGCCGTGGTTCCCCACCTGGCCGGAGACCCAGGCCGGGCTCCAGCGGATGCAGCAGCGGGTTTCCGGGTTCATCGGCGGACCGGCCCAGAACCAGTTGATCGCCCAGGCGCAGGAGCGGCTTTCCGGTTCCATCTCGATGAACCTGTTGCAGCAGATGCAGCAGTTCGGCACTGCTCCGTTGGCTGGGCCTGCGTCCCCGGTCAACCGGCGTGCCCTGGGTTTCTTCCAGCGGTTCCGGGTGGGACTGGCTGGGCCACCTGCCGAAGCGCAGCCACCGCCGGGTCAGATGGTCCTGCCTTTCGCACAGGCAGCCCAACCACAGCAAGGCATGTTGCCTGGCATGGAGGCGATCTCCCAGGCCGCCGATGCTGCGTCCAAAGTCTCCGAAGCGTTCGACAAGACCGCTGAGAAGACGAAAACGTTCGGTGATGCGGCCGAGAAGGCTGGGGAGCGGTTCAAGGAAGCCTTCGATAAGTTCAAAGACCTCGGGG